CAACCGTGTCGTATCAGTCTTAAAGTTTGTTGTCAATATTTCTGCCATGATCGTTCCGAGTTAATATTATTCTTGATAAGTTTTTATTATTTATATGAGAGAGCAGCTAACCTTTTCTTCTTATTTTAGGTCTTGGATAAACTTGTTTTAAATTAGCTCTTGACGCAATATTATTCCTAGGGAAAACTCCGCCGTCAACTGGTCTTACGTTTTTCCAAAACATCATTAAGTTTGGTGAACCTTGTAAACTTGTTCTATCCATTGCATCATCAGCTTCGCTGTCAAACATTAGTTCTTGTGTTGCGTTATATACCAACCAATCAGACGCTTGACTGTTTGTCATCCCAGGCCAAGTTTCCGCTAAACAAGACAATAGACCGGCTGCCTGTGGAGAAGCCATACTAGTCCCTTTATATTTTCCAACTCTATAAGAAGCGTTTCTTGGGTCTGTAGCTCCACCTGTTAATAAAGAACTATTGATACCTTCACCGGCCGCGTAAACATCTACGGCATTACCACAGTTACTAAAATCTGATTTTCTGTCATCTTTAAAATAACTTAAAGCACCAACTACTATTACACCATCAATACTTGATAAAGAACCACCTCTATGTAAAGCAAAGTTGAATGAAGAACCAGAGAATGGTATAGACGCTGCGTTATTGTAATCCTGATCGCCAGTTTTTACCATCTTCCAACTGCTATTACCAGCAGAATGAACAACGATAATACCATCAGATATCGCATCTTGTACGTCTGCTCTTATTGAAGTCGAATAAAAAGAAAACTCTATTTCACCATCTGCGTTAGGGGCATAACAACCTCTTGCTTGTAGCTCAGCTTGAGTTAAATCTCTCCCTGGGTTAAAAGTAGTGCCTCTATAATTAATAGCCGTTACGTTACCGAAATTACTTCCAGCGCCACCTGCATTTATATTAGATCCGTAGCTGTGGTTAGTGATAGTAGGATTTCTTCTACCTGTATCAGCATTTATTGGTTTTGTATTATGCCAAGCTCTAATATAATCCCATAAGTTACTAACACTATTTGGATTTGTTGCGTAAGGACTGATATTATAAATGTTAGCATCTCTTGCCCAACCGTAAGTATTTCCTGCGGCTGTACCTGCTACATGAATGCCATGATTATTATCGCCAGTTCTCTCAGGATTAGTTCCATCTATGTACGGTGGATATACATATGTACCTGCCGCACCTTGACCAATATCTGGATTTAAAGAAAACCAATTAAATTGTTGTACTCTTGAACCACCAGTTCCGTCTGAGTTAGCAGCCATTTCCGGATGGCTTGGATCTATATGACCGTCTACTATTACAACATCTACATTTTTACCTGAAGCAGTGATATTTAAATTATCTGTTACTCTTACAGTATCACCATATCCCCAGTCAGTTCTATTCTGTCTTTCAGAATGTCTAAGTAATCCCCAATTAATATCGTCTGCATTAGAAAAAGGGTCTTTATCAAACTGCCCATTGTCTATAGAATAACCTTGAGGTTTAATAGTGACTGCGTCTAATATTTCTTTTAGTTCAACGTCCCATACTCTTTCATCCTGTCTAACTAACTCTGCTTCCTCTGCAGTTAACATATAATGAGTATTTCTACTAATGGGTCTTTTCTGAGCAACTTCAACTTGTCTATCAGGAATATAAAGGTTACCGCCAGGAGTTTCCATGTCATCATAGAAACTTTCTAAATCTTCTCTGCTATGAAGAGTAACTACATATTCCTTTAAAGACATTTTACGCCTCCAACTGTAATACTGTTAGGTCCACAGCAACCGCTGCAGTTGAACCCGATTTATTTGTTACTTTTGCGTATATAGTTGTGGTTGGAGTGGATTCTGCATTAAAACCAATTGTCGCTGGTGACATTAAAACAGTTTCAGCGCCAGTCGTAATTACTTCTGCTATTACACCTGCATCAGGTAAAGGATCTGTTAATTCATCTCTCGATGCGTCAGATGTTCTTGACGCTGCATTTGCATATAAAATAACTCTCGCTGCTCGATCTGTTTCAATAGAAAGTAATGCGTATGATTTAAATCCAGTGATATCTAAATTTGCAGAAGCATCGTCTGCTAAAGATGAGGTCGTACCACTTGCAGCTGTTCTTGATTGTAAAGAACTACCACCGCCACCACTTGCATCAACAAATTCTACACCGTCTGCTCCAGAATTAACAGCAAGTACTTGACCTGCGGTTCCAAAAGAAGCAGGCGTATCAGTTAAACCTAAAAGAGTTCCTGTTCCTGTTGTTGCATCTGCAGCATTAGTCCAAGCAGATCCATTCCATTTTAATACTTCGCCTGATGATGGGCTTGAGATAGAAACATCAGATAAGTCGTCTATTGCAGAAGCACCACCGCCACCAGAAATAGCTACGAAAGAAAAAGTACCATCCCCGTCTGCTTGTAATACATGTCCTGCCTGCCCGTCAGAAATACCACCACTTAAATCTAGTAAACTTCCAGTATAAGCAACTGTCGATAAGCTATCAGTATATCCAGTAACACTAGAACTTGCATCTGTTAATAATTTTGTCCATTCTCCACCAGTTGCATAATAAACCGCTGATTCTGCATCAACGTAAGCAATCATACCTTCATAAGTATTTGCATCCGGTAAATTAGATAATGCGTTATATTTAAACGTGATTTTATTGGCACCGGTGCGAGTAATTTCGCCATTTGTATTTAAAAGCGAAACTAGAGAGTTACCACCTAAAGAAGTGTAAATCTCATTGAAGTTATCATTAGCTTTATCAAATGCAGTGCGTAATGGATCGCCTGTTCCATCATTTGCTGTTGTTCCGATATTAATCGTCTGCTTTGACATTATTGTCTCCTGAGTGTTTAATTTTGTTTATTTAATTCGCATTAACTATTTATTATACAGTTGAATCATTATCAACGGTCAATTCTATAGAATCTACGCTTAAGTTAAATACATCTGCCGTTACTTCAGATAAATCTATAGTATCTAATGGAGTACCAATTCCTTGGTCATTAAATCGTCTAATGAATCTTTGCTTAACATTGCCTTTTGCTTTTGCTTGATAAGAAAACTTACTAAACATTTTAGTGCCAGCCAAATGCATGTTTTCTTTTAAAAGAGTTTCATATTGTTCTTGGCCTAACATCGATTTTATTTCATACGAGTATTCTTGATAGTAATCACTATCTTGTATTTTCATTCCTTCGTTAGAATAAGATAGAGCGCCGTTTGCAGATTCTTGATAACCATTTATGTGAGACGTATAATCAGACCAATATCCTGAAGTACTACCTTGCGTCTGTACAACAAGATTACCTTCGACTGCGGTATCACCGTCGTTATTCAATAACTTGGCAGCAGCATCATCTACATATCCAAAACCAGAATCATATACTTGTACTTCTTTAATTTGACCTATCGCAAATTCTGTTGTAGATTTAATACTAGCATTTTCGCCATGTATTTTAGAATCATAATCAGTGTCTGCTCTTGTAATAGCGAATCTATCTGAGTTTGATTTAATTACATCATTAGTTCCAGAAAAACCATAATAATCAAAAGGAGTAATTTTAATATACCCATCAGTTGGATTTGTTTCTTGAATTACACCAATGATATTTGTATTTGCTTCTGTAATTGTTTCGCCAATATTAAAAGAACCTGCCGCAGCTGGTGTTTCAAACGTAATGACTTGATCTCTTCTATTAAATTTAGAATAGCTTTCATCAACCGCGATAGAAAATACATCGTTAGTATAATTTTCGCCAGGAGAAACATTTACAAAATCTAAAATCGAACCTAATGTAAACTCTGTTAATTCAAATGCTTCATCCAATGGAGTTGCTAACGTAACAGGATCTGCAGTACCCGACATTGCTTGCGCCGTATTATAGTTTGCACTATTTAGAGCAACACCTACGTAAGGTAGAATATCATCGGTAATTAAATTAGCGGTAACTGGATTTCCTAATTCTTTTACTCTTACATCGTTAGGATCCGCAGTATCAGGGAATAGTGCGCCAGGAGAAGAAGTATTTTTTAATGATACTTCACCTGGGACAATTTGTACATTAGGAGATCGGTTTTGTGTTGTAATATTTCTTGTAATAGAAAACTCATCGCCGGTGTCCATTTTTAAACCAACAGAATTTTCATTTTGTCCTACTACATAACCACGGTTACCTGCGGTATCAATTAAATATT